AAAGAGCCTTCTCCTCGAGCTTGTGCAGCCCGTGGGCTTCGCCGTGACGGACATAACTCAAAGGCTGCCTTGTGCTGCAGCGTCGAGCTCGAGCGGAAGGTCGAGGCCCCGAGCTGCGGCCGCGCCGATTTCAGCGCGAGCTCGTCCACGATGGCCTTGTGCTCGTCGATCGCATTGTTGATGCGGTCGAGCTTCTCGGATGTGAGCACGTCGGCCGACAGACGCTTCTCGAATTGGCCGATGCGCTCCTCGTTCGTTGCCTTGAACGCCTCGAAGGCGCGCATGAATTCGTCGAAGGCCAGCGCCACGTCCTCGCTCGAGCCGCTTGCAGCCTTGGTCTCGATATCCGCGGATTGGATGTCTTCGGTCAGATGCTGTTCGCTCATGTCATTCCTCTTTTCGGGGGGCCAGTCTTCGCAAAGGTGCAAGGAAGCGATGCCCGGCCCTCCCCCGGTCATCAGCGTTTTGAGGTATTGAGGTGTATTAGAGCGGGATGGATGGTCCGCCCGCAGCGGGACGTCTAAGTGGGCTTGAAAATGCCGGCGTCGAGGTTATCAAGCGACATACCCGCCTCCCCTGCCTGTGGGTATTCGCGTGAATCGGCGATAGCTTGAAGCACGCGTCGGCCTTCTTCCGGAGCCAAGGCCAACGAATTCTTCACCGCTTTCAGTCGCACCTGCAGGTTTGGATGATCATAAAGCGCCAGCAGAGCCTGTCGCTGGTCGCCAGGGCGGCGTTTCAACTCCCGAACCACCTCCTGCATCTGCTCGAACAATCGGCTGAATTTCGCCAGCTCGTCATAAAGCAACGCCCTCTCCTGAGCCAAACCGATCTCGATGAACCGGTTCACCAGTTCTTCACCACCAAACTCTTGCAGGTTTACCTTCCTCATGGCTTCAGCACGCCGAACCTGACCAGGCCGCGATACCCGACCTGTACACGTTCCTCCCAGCTCTTTCCGCGTAGATAGCTTCTAGGTGACAAGCCGTCGAAGTCCTCACTCGGAGTCATGTACCAACCGGTGATCTGCCAGTGCTTTAGGGTCGGGATGCGCACCAGATTGTCCGGCGAGTCTATCAGAGATCGGGAGAAGCCGTCTTGTTCGGCAGGCGTCTGCTCGACGATGTGGTGGACGTCGTACCCTGTCGCCGGAGTTGAGACGGCGCTCTGCAAATCCTCCAAGCTCTTCGGCGGGTCGGCATAAGCCTCGATATAGGCAGCTCCCTCCTCGATGACCCATGACGCTGTTAAAGCGATATCGGTTGCATTGAGAATTACGCCGGCCGGCTCCCCAAGAAAGTGCTCGGCAGCTAGCCTTGCAACAAATATCGCCACACGCTTGATGGCGGCGTTTCGTAGCCGCGCAGACTCTGGCCTCTCCGCGGGTATGTCCACCAGGTGATCTGGCGGAATGTTCTGCGCGACTTGCGTGAGCCCCCCGCCGCCCGCGGCTGAGTTGCTGCTCCCGCCACTCCCACCACTCCCCGTCCACTGCCCGCCGTCAGGATTGCCGGCAGGCGCGCGCGGCTGGTTCGAGTTGAAGCCTGCCTTGAAGACGAGGGCGATCTGCGCATGCCTGGCTTCGACTACGCTGGCACGCAGTAGCCAGCTCAGGCGTCGGCACCGCGCGCCCACCTCCCAGCTCGCCACGAACGAGTCCACCTATGGATGTCCCGGCTATCTTGCACGCATCACGCTGGCGGCGCGGCGAAGCTTGCTTGCGAGCCGCGTGTCAAACGGGCTGCCCACAATCCCCCGCCGCTTCACCGTGCTCACCCGGGCTTCGGCCAGCATGGGGAAGGTAACGACCGAGATCTCCCAGAGGTCGATCTTGTCGAGCCGGCGCACGCCGCTCGTTGGGTCGGTGCGGCCCTTCACGGTGCGGAAGCCGATGGAGAGCCCGTCAAGCGCGCCTGCGCGCATCAAGCTCAACACTTCGCGGGCGCGCGCCACTTCAGGCATCAGCCGTCCGCGCGCGAACAGGCCCTTCGCGTCTTCGTAAAGCTCGAGCCACACGCCGATCGGCTCGTTGGGATCGTGCTGGAAGAGGAGCTTCACCCCTTGCGTGCCCCGGGCACGCAGGCTCTCGCGGAACGCACCAGGCATGACCAGGTCCTGGCCGAGATCGACCTCGCCGAACAGGCTCGCATATCCTGAGAAGGTGCCGTCGGCCTCGACCCGTTTCAGGTCGCAGGGCGCGAACTTCACCTCGCGCTCTGGCAATGTCTCGCCGAAGCGTTGGAACATTCTGTTCCTCGATTTTCTAAGGGGCCTGAGTGACGAGCTCATCGCCGCCCTCCACCGGCTCGTAGCCGACAGCGGCGCGCTTCTCGTTGATGGTGAGAAAATCGGCGACCCGCACCCGCTCCCACAACGCCTCGCGCTCGGTGCTCAAAGCCTCGATGGCATCGAGGTCGGGGCGAAGCTCGAGGCCCGCACCCTCATCGAAGGCGGGCCCGAGCCACCCGGACAGCGCCTTCGCCGTGCGCGTCACCAGTGGCAGAATCGTCTGCCGCCAGAAGCTGCGATTGGCCTCGGCGTAGTTGGAATAGGTATTGTCGCCGGGAATGCCGAGCAGCATCGGCGGCACGCCGAGCGCAAGCGCAACCTCGCGCGCGGCGACGTGCTTTGCCGAGATGAAGTCCATGTCCTTTGGCGAGAAGGCCATCGCCTTCCAGTCGAGGCCGCCTTCGAGCAGAAGCGGGCGGCCGGCATTCTTGGCGCCTTGAAAGCTTGCTTCGATCTCGGCCTTCAGCCGCTCAAACTGATCCGGCGTCAGCTGCCCGTCTTTGGCGCTGTAGACGAGCGCGCCTGAGGGGCATGCGGAATTGTCGAGCAGCGCCTTGTTCCACGCTCCGCTCGCATTGTGGATGTCGATCGCCGCTGCGGCGGCTTCGAGCGGGCTCATGCCGTAATGGTCGTTGAGCGGATGGAACGGCGCCATATGCAGGATGGGGCGCACGCCGCCGCTCGCATCCTGGCGGAAGCGCACCGTCTGGCCGCCGACCGTGTAGTCGTAAGCTTCGGGCCAGCCGTCGGCCCCCGGCACCACCTTCATGCGGTCGGGCCTAAGCACATGCAGCTCGCGCACAGCGCCGTTGACCGAGACGGCTTCGAGATAAGCATTCCCCGCGACGAGCAGATGCCCGTACCAGGCCTCGAACAGATCCGGCGCGCAATGCGCGGGATTAGGCCTGGCGAGCAGCATGAGCAGCGGGTGCTCGTCGACTTCGGTCTCGCCATCGAACAGGAACAGCGGCACGCTCGCCGCTGCTTCCGCGATCATGCGTACCGATCGGTAGACGACGGCGTTCTTGGCGAAGCCCTCGCGGGCGAGGCTCGCGAGATCGCGCGGCGTCCATACCGGCTGGCCGCCGGCGGCCCAAGCGATCAGCTTTGCCGTTCGGCTCGCCTTCGCCTCGAGCCCGAGGAGCCAGGTTAGTCGCTCGCGAAATGTGGTTGCCATTGACGTCCTCTAGACAAACCGGATGCGGGGTTCGGCGCCCCCACGCAGCATCAAATCGGTGAGCGCCCAGACGAGCGCATCGACGCGGTCTGGGCTCCCGCCCCCGGACAATCCTTCCGGCCCAAAATCGCTCATCTCGTCCTCGAGCTCAGGAAACGTGCCGACATGCGCCACGCGCCCCTGCTCGTAGAGCGCAGCGACAGGCTCGGCGCGCAGCCACTTGCCGCGCATGGCGCGCACGGAGCGCACCGGCACGCTTGCATCGATCTGTCGAATGACCGTCTCGACCAGCTCGCCCCCTTGATTGACTTCGGCCACGATGCGGTCCGCCTCGAAGCGGCGATAGGCACGAACCACGGCGCTCGCCCATTCAAGGGGACTTGCCCGCTCCCGCGTCCGGTCGGCGAGCACATAGGCCCGTCCGTCTTCGCCAAGTCCAACAACAATGATGCCGCAAGCGTCGGCATGCGCCCCGCTCGACGCCGGCGGATCGACGGCCACCACCACGCGCCCAACCTCAGGCGCAACACGTACGCGGGCCCGCTCGATCAAATCGCGCGGCCAGAGCGCGTCGGGGCGGTCCTCGAGCAGCTCGGCATCGAGCTCCTGCCGGCCGAGCCGCGTGCCGCGATAGCGGCCGACGATCGCGTCGAGAAAACCCGGCGCGAGGTTGGCTTCATTGGCCGCGGTGGAGACGCGCGTCACCGCGGTGAGCGGATCGGCAAGCAGCGCCTTCAAAAGTTTTGTTGGCCGCGGCGTGGTGGTCACCACTTGGCGCGGAGCGGCGCCGAGCCGCAGGCCGAATTGCAGCATGTCCCAGGTCTCGTCCGGGCGCCGCCATTTGCACAGCTCATCGCACCAGGCGGCGGAGAATTGCGGGCCGCGCAAGGACTGAGGATCGTCCGCCGAGAAAATCTGGGCGATCGCCCCGTTCGGCCAGGTTACCTGACGCTTCGACGGCTCGTAGAGCGGCTTCGCGTGCGGAGGATGCACGGCAAGAAGGCCTGACACGCCCTCCACCATCACGGAGCGGGCATCGGCAAGCGTCTCGCCGACAAGCGCCACCCGCATGGCGGACGCCAAAGGATCGAGGCCGCCCACAATGGCGCGCACCCACTCAGCCCCAGCCCGCGTCTTGCCTGCGCCGCGGCCGCCAAGCATCAGCCAGGTGGTCCACGGTCCGCCTCCCGCAGCATGCGCCGGCGGCAATTGATCGTCGGGCGCCCAAAGCTCGAAATCGTAATGCAGACGTTGCAGCTCGTCCGCGCGCAAGCCGGAAAGAAAGGTCTCAAGCGTGCCGAGCCTGATTGAGTCGCTGAAGGCGGAGCGCAAGATCGCGGCGGAGTCGGTCCGCATCGTCGGTCGCCTCCGACCTCGTCACGGTCTTGTCTTGATCGGGCTTTCCCTTGGCGCTCGCGCTGTCGTCGAGCTCGACGAGCTTCGCGTAAAGGCGCGCAAGACCGCTCAACGTCCGCGCGTCGCGCTCGGCGTCGGCCGCGCTCTGCGCAACGTCGCCGTTCTCCGCATCGGGGGCCATGCGCTTCTCCAAATGGATCAGCCTCTTGTGAGCGCTTCGAGCAGCCGGCGGACGATGTCCCGGCGGCGAAGTACGGTCGCGCGCTTTGCCTTTGGCTCGCCTGGCGCGCGGGGCTTCCGCCCTGGCTTCAGCTTCTTGGTGCCGACGAGCCGGACCCAACCCTCCTTCTTGGCGCGCGCGGCAAGCCCCCGCTCGCTGACGCCGTGCGCCAGCCCGATGCGCCGTTGCGACCAGTCGCCATGGA